CGGCTCGGTGATTCCGTTCACTCCATGCTGCGCCACCCGGAGGTCATGGCGTCGATGCGCGAGATGATGCAGCGCCGGGGCCAGCCGGAGCCGCGCTGGTACAGGAAGTTCGAGGTCTGATGGGTACCTGGGACATGATCAGGATGGCTGCGGCCGGGGAGAGCCCCGAAGAGCGGGTCGAGCGAGCCCGCCCTGGCCTGGAGCGCAACGGGCTAGGGCGGATGCTGGACCCGGAGAGCGACGGGATGGTGCGCCTGGACACCGGCCATGAGCTGCGGGCGACGATGTTCGACGGCAAGCCCGACTGGATTCTGGGCGTCGGCCACCCGGCCAACCCGGACCTGCTGCACCACCTCACCGTGCACCTCGGCACCACGCCTGAGGAGGTGGGCGACCGCATCGTGCACGCGCTCGGCCACGCGGAGGTCCAGCGGGCGATGCGGATGCAGATGACGCCGGGCGGCCCGGACTGGGGCAACGACTGGCGGACCGACGACATGAAGCGCTTCGGCGAGCTTCCCTGGAGGCGGTGAGGCCGCGATGGACTGGCAGCCGCCGCCCGAATACGACGACCCCCACGCCAACCTCTCCCATGAGGAGATGGTGCGCCGCCAGCCTCCTGTCTTCGATGCCCTCCACGAGGCCGGGATGACCGACAAGAACTGGCGCAACATCATGCCGATGGAGTCGGGTCACTTCGCCAACTTCCACCTGAATTCCCAGACGGGGCGCTGGGGCATGGAGGTCTACCATAACGGCGACCCGGACAAGACCCTGATTCAGTCGGACCTGGGGATGACTGACCACCTGGTGCCGCACCGGGCGATGAGCGAGCTGAGGCACCGCGACGTAGTGGGGGCGATGGGCGAGCAGATGAAGCGCGCCTACGCGAACGGCACCCCCCACGGCCTGCCCGGCAGGCACCCCTACCCGCAGGACGTCTCCCACGTCTTCACCCATTATCCCGAGCAGGAACCGCAAGGATGACAGCATGAGCGCCCTCGTCCCCTCCGGAGAAGCCTCCGGCCGCCGCCTGCTCGGCGCTGACGGCACCCCCGAGTTCACCAGCCACTGCGACGGCCGGTGGATCATCCTTCACCCGGCCCGCACCTGGGCCGAATGGCGCGAGCTGGCCCAGGCCATCCTGGACACCGAGGACCCGGAAGGAGCCTGATGGGCATCTCCGACCTGCTGCGGAAGAGAGCAGCCACTGAGGACGAGCAGCGGTGGGAGCGGGCACGGCCGTCCCTTGAACGCAACGGGATCACGTCGCGCTCAGACGGCCTGGGGATCGCTCACCTGGAAACCGGGCACACGGTGATCACCCCGTGGAATCACTCCGAGGGCCAGTGGAAGCTGCGCGTCCTTCACGACAGTGACCCGGAGAGCCGTCGTCATATCGTCGTCGGGCTCGGACCGGGAGACGAGGACGTCGGCGATCGCGCCGTGGCCGCCATGCGCCGCCCGCACGTGCTCCAGTCGATGCGCGACCAGATGACTCCCGGCGCTGAAGAAGACGGCACCTGGCCGAGGCGGTTCTGACATGACCGCCTGACCTCCTCCCCGGAAGGGGTAGGAGGTCAGATGAGGGTCGCGTACAAGCCGGGATCGGGCTCAGCCCGCCAGGCGACGGTGGCAAGGCAGCTCGGCAAGACGATGGGCGTGGGGGCTCTCAGCTCCGAGCAGATGAGCCCGGAGGTCGCCGAGGCCCGCAAGAACCGGCGGATCAACGCCCGGCAGGCGTCCGTCGGCCGGCGTACTGCTTACACCGCTGGGGGAGCGGGCGGATCAGGGTTCAGCGATATCCAGTTCGCAACAGGAAGACCACGAGACCCTCTATTTTATTGGAGACAGAATAACCTCCCCTATGACTTCTCCCAGAACGAAGAGCTAGCCAAGGTCAGAGCATTTTGTAGATTGCTTTACCAGACTGACCCCATAGTCGGTAGCTGCGTGGATATATTTTCGAAGTTTCCGGTGGTGGGGGCGCACCTGGAGTGCAAGGACTCCCGGCTCACCGACTTCTACCAGGACCTGTTCTTCGGCGACGACGGCCTCGACTACGGGGAGTTCCTGGTCGATATCGGCCGCGAGTACTACATCACCGGGGAGGCGTGGCCGTTCGCCACGTTCAACGAGGACCTGGGCATCTGGGACGACGAGGAGCTGCTCAACGCCGACGACATCAAGGTGGAGCGTTCCCCGTTCCTGAAGGAGCCCCGGTTCTTCACCCGGCTGCCCTGGACGATCCGGCAGATCCTCACCACCCGCCAGCCGGCCTGGGAGTACAACCGGCTGGTCCAGGAGTACCCCGAGCTGGCCGCCTACACCGCCGAGAACGCCTTCATGCCGGTGTCCAACGTGCTGCTGCGCCAGCTCCGGTTCAAGGGCGACACCTTCTCGCTGCGGGGCCTGCCCCTGCTCACCCGCGCGATGAGGAGCATGTTGCAGCAGGAGATGCTCAACACCGCACTCGACTCGATCGCCGACCGGCTCTACACCCCACTGATCCTGTGCAAGCTCGGCGCGTCCGCCACCGACCTCGGCACCAGCGTCCCGTGGATTCCCACCGACGACGACCTGGAGAACTTCGAGATGGCGCTGGACGCCGCCCTCGCGGGCGACTTCAGGGCGCTGATCCACAACTTCGCGGTGGAGATCGAGCCGGTGTTCGGCCGGGAGAACATGCCCGACCTGAGCATGGACTTCGAACGGATCGAGGACCGGGTTCTCCAGGTATTCGGCCTGTCCAGGACGTTCCTCACCGGGGCGGGCGAGGGCCAGACATACGCCGCTGACGCCCTCAACAAGCAGCTTGTCGAGCAGCTCATGACCACCTACCAGCAGATGCTCATGAGGCACATGCGCAAGCGGATGCTAATTGTGGCCGAAGCGCAGGAACACTACGACTACGAGGAGCGCTCGGGCCGCCGCTTCGTGATCATGGAGGAGGTCCTGGAGACCGACGAGGAGACCGGCGAGAAGCGGATCACCGAGCAGCCCAAGCTCCTGGTGCCCGACCTCAAGTGCCAGGTCCTCAACTTCCGCGACGAGGACATCACCCGCCAGTTCACCGAGGCGCTGCGCGCGAGCGGCATCCCGATCTCCGCGCGCACGCGCACGCGGGGGCTCGGCGTCGACCTGGACGAGGAGCGCGAGCAGAGCCAGGACGAGGCCGTCGCCGACATCATCGCCCAGGCCCGCACCCGCCGCCAGGCGTTCGTCGAGCTGCGCAACGCCGGGCTGCCCGTCCCGCCGGACCTGATGGCCGACTTCGCCCCCACGGCGCAGGTGGAGGGCGTTCCCCCGGCCCTGGCCGCCCAGCAGATGATGATCGACCGGATGGGCGTCCAGCCGCTCCCCCTCCCGGACCTCGCGCCCACCCCCGAGGACGCGGCGATGGCCGAGGAGATGGAGGCCGAGGCGGGCGGCCCGGTCAACGCCCCGAGTGAGGGAGAGATCGCCGGGCAGGACGCGGGCGGCATGCCGCAGGTACCCCCGGAGTCCTCCGAGCAGCGCGGCCCGATGCCGAAGGCCGGCAAGCGCGGCATGCCGAAGCAAGGGGCGCTGATGCGCCGCTCCGGCCGGGTGCGCCGGATGGCGGCCCTCGCCCGCGCGGTGAACGAGGCCGCCCTGGAGGGCAGCGCAGCCGCCGCCGCCGACGAGGGCGTCATCGTCCTGGCCGTGCACCTGCCCGAATCCGAGGCCCAGGCCCAGAAGGGACAGGGCACCTGGTTGTCCGGCCCGCAGGTCCGGGGCTACCAGGACCCGCCGCACGTCGGCATCCGGTCGCGCCTCGGCGTGACCGAGGACGACAGCGACCTGGTGGATTACGAGAGCTACGCCCCCGCACGGGGGTGAGGAGGACGGCATGCACCTGGTGCAGTGCGCGAACAAGGAGTGCACGGCGGTAGCCGCCATCAGCTCCGGTGACGTGGACATCCACGACGCGCTGGACGCGGCGGGCTGCAAGTGCTGCACGCAGCCCCACAACCACGGGAAGGCAGCCAGGGACACAGGCGTCCCCTGCCGTCCCGTGACCATCACCCTGGCCGGCACGGAGGTTTCCTGACATGGCATCGATGACCGACCGGACCCGCGCCGCGTCCATCATGGACGCGATCCTGCACGGCGGGACCGCCCCCACCTACCCGACCGCCCTGCACCTGAGGCTGATGACAGCCCAGGGCAGCAACACCTCTAACGGGACCGAGAGCACCTCGGGAAACTGCCCGGGTTACACCGCAGGCGGCGTGGCGATCACCTTCGGCGCAAACTCCGCCGGGGTGTCCACCAGCTCCAACACCCCGTCGTGGACGGCGACCGGCTCCTGGTCGACGGTCACCTCCGTCGAGATCTGGGACACCGCCGGGACCCCGCTGCGCTGGTTCCAAGGGGCTCTGACCGCGAACATCACGGGCGTCGCGAACGGCGATACCGTGCAGTTCGCCTCCGGGGCCGTGACCTGCGACGCATCCGTCTGGTAGGCCTTCCGGCGCGGTAGCCGCCCGCTGACCCCAGGGAGCGCCTGTGACTACCTATACGCTGTGGGCTCAGGCGAACCCTGGGTCGACCACCTCGGGCGCGGGCAACAACGGCACGAACGGCCTCCATTTCACCGTCAGCTCGGCCGCTACCCTCGCCGGCATCTGGCACTACAGCCCGTCCGGCGCGACGCAGCTTCCCGTCACCATCGGGCTTTACACCATCACGACCCTGGGGACCAGCGGCACGCTGGTGCACTCGGAGGGCACGGCAGGCTCGCCTGTCTCCTGGTCCGGGGCAGCCGGCTCCGGCTGGGTGCTCGCCACGTTCGCGTCGCCGCCGTCGCTGACCGCGAGCACTGACTACATGGCAGTGCAGTTCCGCAACGACGCTTCTAACCGCTGGTTTGACTTTTACCCGGTTACCTGGCCCGTGACCAGCGGCATCCTGACTGCGCCGAAAGATGAGTCCACCTCGGCCCTGAGCCAGGGCTGGTACAACATCGGTACCGCGATAGCGTTCCCGGCGACGCAGACCAGCACGGCCGGCAACAACTTCGGCATGGACGTCTCGGTGACGGCCGGGACGACTCACAGCGGGGCTGCTGCCCTGTCGGGCTCCGGCACGTTCACCGCCGCCGGGGTCTTCGCGGGGGCTGCCGCCCTGTCCGGGTCGGGCACCATCACCGCCGCCGGCCAGAAGAGCGTTCCCGGAGCAGCCGC